CCTGCCGCTCTCTCTCCCCAAGAGCCAAGCCCGGCCAAGGGTCACACGCGAGAGCACGCGGGCGTACGCGTCTATCCAGCGCGAGCCGTTGGAGATCCCACCGGAACTCGCGTGGGACGCCGACCGGGTGCGCTCGTTCCCGTGGCTCGCCGAGTTCGCCGACGTGCCCGACAACGCTGCCCCGCCGCTCGCCATGACGTACCCGCCCGACGACGCCGTGTGTTCGTACGGGTGGTCGGGATGCACGCACCTGCCCGACGACGCGCGCCCCGTCGTCGAGTGGGCCGAGGCCGAGCATCACATGACGCTGCGCTGGTGGCAGCGGTTCGCGATCGTCCGGCAGCACGAGCACCGCGCCGACGGGTCGCTGTGCTGGCGCGAGGTCGTCGAGTCGGCGAGCCGTCGATCGGGCAAGAGTCACCGCATGCGCGCCGTCGCTACGTGGCGGCTCGCGCACGCCGCCGTGATCGGCGAGGCGCAATCGGTCGTGCACTGTGGGAACGACCTCGCCGTGTGCCGCGACGTGCAAAAGAAGGCGTGGCGCTGGGCGGTCGGCAAGTGGGGCAAGAGTGCCGTCAAGGAAGGCAACGGCAAGGAACTCATCGAGAATCCGCTCGACGGTTCGTCGTGGGTTGTGAAGGCCCAGGGGGCGGCGTACGGGCTCGACGCCGGGCTCGCCATGGCCGACGAGTGTTGGGACGTCAAGCCCGACACGATCAGCGAGGGACTCGAACCGATGCTGCTCGAACGGCTGTGGGCTCAACTCCACCTCACGTCGACGGCGCACCGCCGAGCCCGCTCGACGATGAAGACCCGCATCGCGCAGGCGTTCGCGCTGGTCGGCGACCGCGTGCTGCTGCTGCTGTGGGGCGCTCGCCCACAGGACGACCCGGGCGACGTGGCGACATGGAAAGCCGCCTCGCCTCACTGGTCCGAGGATCGCGAGCGCATGCTCGCCGCGAAGTACGACGCGGCGCTCGCCGGGGAGGTCGACCCCGAGGCCGACGACCCCGACCCGATGGAAGGGTTCCGAGCCCAGTACCTCAACGTGTGGCCGCCGCTCAACGTCAAGCCGATGCGCGGCGAGCCCGTCGTCGACCGCGTGGCGTGGGGCGAACTCACCGCCACAGGCAGGCCCGAGCGGGCACCCGACGCGACGGCGATCGAGTCGTCGTTCGCGGGCGGCGTGTTCGTCGCCCTCGCGTGGCGGCTGCCCGACGGCGCGGCGCTCGTGTCCACCGAGGCCCTCGACGACCTCGCCCTCGCCGGGCTCGCCGTCACGGCGAGCGGGTTTGCCGGCTCGTGTGTCGTGGGCGCGTCGCTCGTCGACGACCCCGCCCTCGCCGGGCTACGCACGACGCCCGGCAAGGGCACGCCCGTCGGGGCCGTGCTCGACCTCGCCCGGCTGCTCGCCGAGGGGCAACTCGCCCACGACGGTTCCGAGCCGCTCACGTCACAGGTGCTCGGCGCGCGCACCGTGCCCGGCGCGGGCGCGACCCGGCTCGCCTCGCACGGCGACGTCGCGGCGATCAAGGCGGCGTGCTGGGCCGCGACGGCTGCCCGCTCGAAGCCCGCTCGACGTGGCGGCGGGCGCGTGCTCCTGCCGACCGTGTAACAAGGCGACGACGAGCCCACATCAGGACGCCCCTCCTGTCGGGGCTGTGGGCTCGTCGCCGTCGTGCGTTCATCATTCGACACGCCGAGCGCGTGCCGCGTCCCACATATTGGGGAATTGTTACTGACACGGTTCCGCACGTGGGACTCATGCGATCACTGTTCGGGCTCGGCGAGGCCGTAGCCACCGCCGAGGCGCTCGCGCCCGAGTTCGCCGTCGACGAGTCGGCGATCGACCCCGCCGTGTTCGGGCTCACCGCGTACGCCTCGAACGGCAACACGCCCCGCGCCGCGAGGATCGACCGGGCGACCGCCATGCAGGTACCCGCCGTCAAGCGGTCGCGGGATCTCGTGTGCGCGTCGAGCGGCGGGCTACGCCTGCGCTTGAAGCGCGAGACCGACGGCGCGTACGGCGCATGGTCCCTGTTCGATCAGCCCGAGCGAAACGTGCCCCGATCCGTCACCATGACGCGACTGTTCGAAGATCTGTTCTTCGAGTCCGTCGCATGGTGGGAGGTGACCGAGTTCGGGTTCCACACCTACCCCTCGTACGTGCAGCGGCTCGACCCTCGCCGGGTCGTCGTGAACGACGGGCGCGTGTATGTCGACGGGCGCGAGCGGCGCGACGCCGCGCGGTCGCTGATCCGCTTCGACTCCCCGAACGACGGCATCCTGATCGCCGGGGCGCGCGCGATCCGTACGTGTCTGCTGCTCGATCAAGCGGCGGCGAACATGGCCGACGGCGTGCCGCCCGCCGACTACTTCACCCCGGGCGAGGGATTCGACCCGGCGACCACTGACGCCGAGATCGTCGACATGCTCAACGCGTGGCAGGCCGCGCGACGCTCGCGCTCGACCGGCTACGTCCCCGCCGCCCTCGACTACCACACGGGCGGGTGGTCACCCGAACAACTCCAACTCGCCGACGCCCGGCAGCACGCCGTGTTGGAGATCGCTCGCGTCGCCGGGGTCGACCCCGAGGAACTCGGCGTGTCGACCACCTCGCGCACGTACTCGTCCGACTGGTCGCGCCGTAAGTCATTCCTAGACTTCACGCTCGGCGCGTACCTCAACGCCGTCACTGACCGGCTCGTCATGCCCGACGTCACGCCGCGCGGCTACGTCCCCGAGATCGACCTCGACGGGTTCCTGCGCAGCGACCCGCTCGCCCGCTACAGCGCGTACAAGGCGGGCCGCGAGGCAGGCGCGCTGACGCCCGAGGAAGTGCGCGCAGCCGAGGGAAAGCCGCCGATCGCAGCACCCGCCACCGATGAGAGCTCGAACGTGCGAGCCCTCCCCGCCCGAGAGGACAACGCATCATGACGGACCCCACGACCACGCTCACGCTCGACGCGATCGGCGGCGGCGAGGTGTTCGCCGTCGACCGCGAGGCCCGCACGATTCGCGGGCGCGCCATGCCGTACGGCGTCGTAGGCGTCAAGGCGGGGCAGCGGTTCACGTTCGCCCGAGGCACGATCTCGTGGGGCGACCCCAAGCGCGTGAAGATGTACGTACACCACGACAAGACCCTTGCCGTCGGGTACATGTCCGAACTCATCGACACCGACGCCGGGCTCGACTACGTGGCGAAGATCGCCCGAGGCCCGCTCGGCGACGAGGCCCTGACCATGGCCGAGGACGGCGTGTGGGACGGCGCGAGCATCGGCCCGCACGAGGGCGTGAAGTTCGCCCTGCGCGACGGCGTGTACCACGCCGTGTCCTACCCGCTGCGCGAGATCTCGCTCACGCCGCAACCAGTCTTCGACGATGCCCGTGTGTCGTCGGTTTCCATGTCACACACCACAACCAAGGAAGGCACCACCGTGACCGACACCACCACCACCACCGAGGGCACGGGGCAGCCCGCCGCCGTCGACTTCGACGCGCTGGGCACCTCGCTCACCGAGGCCGTGCAGGGCGCGATCCGCGACGGTTTCGCGAACGTCACCTACCCGCAGCGCGAGGTCGTCGACCCCGGCACCTCGACGACCGAGGTGAACGAGCCGAGCCCGTACCGCTTCGACGGCATCGCCGGGGCGCACTCGTTCTCGGACGACCTGCGCGCCTACGCGTCGGGCCACGACTCCGAGGCCCGGCAGCGGATCGACACGTTCATGTCCGAGGCGTGGGAGCACCAGTTCGCCGTCACCACCGGCAACACGTCGGCGCTCTCCCCGACCCGCAACCGGCCCGACCTCTACGTGCCGAACCTGACCTACACGCGCCCGCTGTGGGATCTCGTCACGAACGGCGTCGTCGACGACAAGACCCCGTTCACGATCCCGAAGTTCGCGAGCGCGACCGGGCTCGTCGGGCAGCACACCGAGGGCGTCGAGCCCACCCCCGGCGCGTTCACCGCCACGAGCCAGACCGTCAACCCCGGCCCCATGTCGGGCAAGGTCGAGATCGTTCGCGAGGTGTGGGACCAGGGGGGCGAGCCGAAGGCTGACGCGATCATCTGGGGCGAGATGATGAACGGCTACTTCGAGGCGATCGAGGCCACGATCGCGACCGCCCTCGCGAGCGTCGGCACGACCGAGATCGCTCTCGCGAGTGCCGTCGACGCAGCCCTCGTCGACGCCATGACCGGCACCCTCGTCGACCTCCAGTTCGTGCGCGGCGGCAACCGCTACACCGCGCTCGCGCTCGACGGCATGCTCGGCAAGGCGCTCGTCAACGCGAAGGACTCGGCGGGTCGCAAGTTGCTGCCCGTGCTCGGCCCGGCGAACGCGAGCGGGACCACCGAGCCCGGATTCGACGGCGTGCAGATCGGCAACCTGCGCGGTCGTTTCGCGTGGGCGCTCGGCGCGACGAACGCCTCGCAGTCGTACCTGTTCGTGCCGTCGTCGGTCTACGCGTGGGCGAGCGCGCCGCGCAAGTTCAACTTCGAGTACCGCGTGAGCGCCGTCGACCTCGCGATCTGGGGCTACAGCGCCGCCGCCGTCACCCGTGACAGCGACGTCAAGCCGATCGACTACACCGCCGCCGACGCCTGAGCCGTCGACCCCCAAGCGCCTACGGCGGCGGCGTGACACCCCCGCACGCCGCCGCCGTAGGCACACCAGACACCCGAGAGGCATAGGACCATGGCACGTAACAACCCCAACCCGACGCGCTGGATGCTCGGCGGCGAGCCGCCCGAGCCGCAGAACGTCAAGCGCCCCGAGCCCGTCGACGTCGACGACCTGCGCAACGGCGACACTCACACCGGCACCGACCCGCTGGGCAGGGCGATCGGCCCGCGTGAGAGCC